CCAGAGTATAAGGCAGGTCGTAAAGTTAAGAAAAAACTTGTTCGAGCGTATGATTTTAATACACAAGAAGAAGAACGACAAAATATGCTTATGCAACTCACACGGATTGTCGAGTACTTGGATTTATTACCAGTTTCAACACTTTCAATTGATAATATTGAGGCAGATGATACTATTGGGTATTTATCTAAACAAGTATTTGATGAAAGTAAGATTACTATCATGTCTACCGACAAGGATTTCTTACAACTTGTAAATCATAGAATTAAAGTATATTCACCCACGAAAAAGAAAACTTACGATAGAGAATCCTTGATGGAAGAATATGGAATACCATCAAAGAATTTCTTAACATACAGAATATTAGAAGGAGATAAATCTGATAATATACCTGGAGTTAAAGGGGCAGGATTAACTACGATTAAAAAGAGATTTCCAGATATAATAGATAAAGACAATTATGTTACTTTGAAAGAAATTGTTGAATATTCTGAAAAACATAAAGACGAATTAAAATTATATGAGAGTGTTGTTGTTTGTAAGGAACAATTAGAACTTAATGATAAATTAATGCAGTTAAAAAATGTAGATATTTCTGGAAATGCTAGAATGAAAATATTATCAGGTATAGAGAAACCAATTACCGAATTAGTAAAATATAAATTTGAAACCATGTTTATGGAAGATAGATTATTTACATCTTTACCAAATTTACAAGGATGGTTAGCACAAAATTTTACACAATTGAATAGATACGCAAGGATGAGTCATGGGAAGAAAGCGTAAATATTTTACATCAGAAGAACAACACGATGCTCAGAAACGCTGGCAAATGGAACACTATGAGCGTAATAAGGAAAAATTACGAAAATTGGCCAGAGAACGGTATAAAAAGAAAAGACAATTAGAAATTGAAGAAGATTTAAGAAACGGGCTGTATGGTGAAGAAAAAATATAATAATGCGTGTAAATTATGAAGTATTACAGAATTTTGTAGACATAGATGATTTAGAATTAAATTATCACAGAGTTACAAATGATATAAATTCTATTGATATAGAGGACGGTATTGAATGGATTTTCAAATACTATAGAGAAAAGGGATTTCCACATTATACTGTACGAGAAGAAGAAAAAAATTCACATATAAATTCATTGAGAAAATTTGATACGGATAGTATTTTCATAGATAATCAGATTCAACAAACAATGCATGGATTAAGATTGGCTTGGAATTATTTTCCTCATTGGGTAGATGTTAAATGTGGTAATTCTAAAATGCCACCTATTGGATATTTCAATGATGATGATTTACTCAAAACAATAATTAGAAAAACTTGGAAGTATGAAGAAAAACACGGCAATAATAAATTTACAGAGAATAGATTTAGACAATCATTAAAATTATATCAAGGTTCACAAGGAGTGAGTAATTTTAGACCAAGTGCGGCTAAAGTTATTTATGAGAAGTTTGGTGGAGATGGAGTGATACGAGATATGAGTTGTGGTTGGGGTGGACGATTGATTGGATTTTTAGCATCAAAAAACACTAAACATTATATCGGTACAGAACCATCAACAAAAACATATGAAGGTTTGTTAAAAATGAAAAAAGATTTTTCATATTTAGGAAAACAAATAGATATATATAAACAAGGAAGTGAAGACTTTATTCCAGAAAAAGAATCAATCGATTTATGTTTTACTTCACCACCTTATTTCGATACCGAAAGATATTCGGATGAATCAACACAAAGTTTTAAAAAGTTTTCAACACCAAATGAATGGGTTAGTGGATTTTTAAAGAAAACTATAGAAAATTGTTATTACGGATTGAAGAAAAATGGTTATATGTTAATTAACATTGCAAATACACCAAAATATAAATTCATAGAGAAAGAAACCGTAAATATATCAAGTGAGATTGGGTTTATAAAAGAACCTACTGTAGATTTGATATTATCAAGTGTGGCTGGTAAAGGAATAAAGACCGAACCAGTATTTGTTTTTAGAAAGGGAAATAGTGGATAGTAAACTAATTAATGGAGATTGTTTAGAAGAACTAAAAAAGATTGATGATAATTCAGTAGATTTACTTTGTACTGATCCACCATATGGATATGGATTTATGGGAAAACATTGGGATAAGTTTGAAGAAAAACAATCTACTAAATCTCAAAAAGTAGGTTGGATGAGTCCTGGTATGACTAAATCTACATATGGTATGAAAGAGTTCTTTGTTCCTATCTGGGAAGAAGCATTACGAGTATTGAAACCAGGAGCATTCTCATTCATAATGAGTGCACCACGAAGTGATGTTCAGACGGTTATGGTTCAGACATTACAAGAAGCAGGATTTGATGTAAGTTTCACACCCATCTATTGGGCATACGCAACAGGTTTCCCAAAGGCTATGAATATTGGTAAGGCGGTTGATAAACGACTTAATAAAAAACGAGAAGTTATTGGAAAAAAACCCAATCCTAAGTTTGATATGGACATGAGATATCCAAACGATGACGGTGGTTGGTTGGGTAGAGAAGAATTTAATATAGAAGGTGGCCCGGCATCAGATGAGGCAAAATCACTTGATGGAAGTTATGCAGGATACCAACCAAAACCAGCAGTAGAAGTGGTGATTGTGGCAATGAAACCATTAGAACAAAAAGGTTATTTAGACCAAGCACTTGATAATCAAAAGGGAGTAACTTGGTTGGATGATTGTAGAATACCATTTGCAGGTATGAGTGATAAAGAACAATTTGATAAAGATAATGTTGCAGGTATGATGAACTTTGATGGTAAATATGAAAAAGGTGAAGGTAAGATGTATGAAGGTGGTTGGGAAAAACCAAATAGAGAAGGTTTATCAAGAGGAATACAGGCATCAAGAAAAACCACAAAGAGAAAACCAAGAGAAGAAAATACAGTATTCAAAACAAGTGGATTTAAGAGTGAAGATAATGATACAGCAGAAGCATCACCACTCGGTAGATTTGCCGCTAACCTATTAGTAAGTGATAATGTATTAGATACAGGTAAGAAAACTAAATCAACTGGTGGTCGAGCATATCAAAACACAAATGAGATGTTTAGTGGTGGTTGGGCATACGATGAAGAAGGTACGGGAGAGAATCCAGGTAAAGGAGATGAAGGGGATTATAGTAGATATTACAGTTTAGATGAGTGGTGGAAAAGTAGATTGTTAAAATTAAATCCAGAAGTTCAACGGACATTCCCATTTTTGGTTGTACCCAAGGCAAGTAAGTCTGAAAAGAATATGGGATTGGAAAATGTAGAAGCAAAACAACGAGATATGCTTCATATTGGACAGTTGAAAAAACAGCAAGGTGAGGTTTGGATAGACAGAAAAGATGGTAAAGGTAAGGTAAAGTTTAATCGTAGATATTTGCCTCAAAAAAACATTCACCCAACAGTAAAACCAATCCAACTATTCAGTTATTTAGTAACACTTGGGAGTAGAAAAGATGATGTAGTGTTAGACCCGTTTATGGGCAGTGGTACTACACCAATAGCTTGTGTGACTTTAGATAGAAAATACTTGGGGATAGAAAGAGAAAAGGATTATTTTGAAATTGCCGAAGCACGAGTAGAGAAGGCAAAGAATCCAGCAAACTTAGTAGAACACGACTTTTTTTAATATGGCAGAAACATTAACACATTTCGGACATTCATTCCAAAAGAAAATAATAGTATTATTATTATTCAATCGTAGATTTTTGCAAACAATTAATGATATATTGGAACCAGATTATTTTGATTCTGATGCAGATAAATGGTTGGTAAATTGTATAAAGAAGTATTATATGAAATATAAAGCAGAACCAACATTAGAAGCAATAAAAATACAAGTAGATGAACTTAGTTCAGAAGTTTTAAAGAAATCGGCAGTGGATAATTTAAGAGAGGCATTTCAACTTAGAGAAGCAACCGATTTAAACTTTGTAGAAGAAAAAGCTATAGAGTTTTGTAAAAATCAAACATTAAAAACTGCAATAATGAAATCTGTAGATTTATTGGAACGACATGATTATGATGGAATAAAAACTACAATTGATGCGGCAATGAAGGCTGGTACTACAAAAGATTTAGGTCATGATTATGTAGAAGGATTAGAAGAACGATTAACACATTCTACACGTGATACCATAGGTACTGGATGGGATATAATAGATGAAGTGATGGATGGTGGATTGGGTAAAGGAGAGTTAGGTGTTATTGTGGCACCTGCAGGTATTGGTAAGACTTGGTGTTTACAACAAATAGTACATAATACATTAAAACGGGGTAGTACTGCAATTCATTACACATTAGAGTTAAACCAATCTTATGTTGGATTAAGATATGATACTATATTTTCAGGAATACCCACAGGAGAAATTAAGTTTCAACAACAAGTAGTTAGAAAATCATTAGAAAAGATAACTGGAAAGTTGTTAATTAAGTATTTCCCAACTCGTTCAGCATCAGTACAGACTATAAATGCACATTTAAAACAAGTAGAGTTAAGTGGGTTAAAACCAGATATTGTTATAGTTGATTACGCAGATATTATGAGAGATATTAGTGGTGGTAAAGAGTTAAGACACCAATTAGGAAACATTTATGAAGACCTACGAGGATTGGCAGGAGAAATGGAAATACCAATATGGACTGCCTCTCAAGCAAATCGTTCATCATTAGACGAAGATGTGATTGATGCCAGTAAAGTTGCAGAAGCATATAGTAAAGTGATGACTTCAGATTTTGTTTTAAGTGTTAGTAGAAAGATTGAAGATAAAGTGGGGAATACTGCACGGTTTCATGTGATTAAAAATAGATTTGGTGTGGATGGTATAACCTATCCTGCAACTATGAACACCAACATTGGTAAGATAGATGTACATAGACCTTCATCATTAAGTGGACAAGAAGCTTCAAGAAAAATGATGAATTCAGAAGAATTTTTAAAACAAACCTTACGAGGCAAATATAAAGATTATAAAAATGCTGAAAAAGGTAGTGAAGAAAAAACTTCTAAAAAAAACTTAACTGATTTTGGGTAAACTTTGAAATATTAGGGATAGAACTGAATATATATAGTATTTATTTATGGTTGGGAAAGTAATTTGAAAATAAAAAAGATTTTCTCTCTACTTTTATTTAGGATTGGGCATGGCTAGACCTCGAAAATATTTTACAAAAAAAGAGCAAATCGAAGCTCGTAGGGCACGACAACGGAAGTATTATTATAGGAATAGAGAAGAAATTCTTAATAAAAAGATTAAGAAATATTGGGAAAATAAATATAAATAGTTTTTAGAAGGGAAGTTACGAGTGGAATTTAAGTTATCAGAAAATTTTATAAATAAGTACAAAAGGAAAAGACCACCTTTTGGTTTTAACGGATTAGGTGAATTAGTTTATATGAGAACCTATTCTCGTATTAAAGAAGATGGAAAAAATGAACGTTGGTGGGAAACAGTTCGTAGGGTTGTAGAAGGTACTTACTCGATGCAAAAAAATTGGATAGATCAACATCAACTTGGTTGGAATGCTTGGCAAGCCCAAGCATCAGCTCAAGAAATGTATGAGAGAATTTTCAATATGAAATTCTTACCACCAGGGCGTGGTTTGTGGGCGATGGGAACTCCAATCACCGAAGAAAAGAAGTTATATGCGGCATTAAATAATTGTGCTTTTGTGTCTACTTCAACAATAAAGGACGATTACTCGAAACCATTTTGTTTTTTAATGGACGCATCTATGTTAGGTGTAGGAGTTGGTTTTGATACAAAGGGGGCCGGCCATGTACATATAAAGGGCCCTAACAACAATAGACAAGAAGAAGTTTATGAGATTCCAGATACACGAGAAGGATGGGTAGAAAGTTTGAGATTGTTGTTAGAGTCATATTTTCATGGAACGGCCCCTGTTACGTTTGATTACAAGAAAATCCGAGGTGCAGGAGAACCAATCAAAGGTTTTGGTGGTGTATCAAGTGGGCATGAACCACTTAAAGAAATTCACGAAGATATTATAAATGTATTAGAGGATAATTCAGGAAATCCAATTACAGTTACTACTATTGTGGACATAATGAACCTTATTGGTAAATGTGTCGTAGCAGGGAACGTAAGACGGACAGCGGAGATTGTGTTCGGAGACCCGTATGATGACGAGTATTTGGATTTAAAAAACTATGAAGTAAATCCTCACAGAGATCAATATGGTTGGACTTCCAATAATAGTATATTTGCAGAACTTGGTATGGATTATACTGAGGTGTGTAAGAGAATTAATGATAATGGTGAACCTGGATTCGCATGGTTACAGAATATGAGAAAATTTTCTCGCATGCAAAATGGGGGCGATAACAAAGACCACCGAGTTGCAGGTGGTAATCCTTGTTTAGAGCAATCATTGGAAAGTTACGAATTGTGCTGCTTGGTAGAAACGTTTCCATCCAATCACGATTCATTAGAGGACTATCAAAGGACACTTAAATATGCTTATTTGTATGCCAAAACGGTAACACTCGGTAAAACACATTGGAGTGATACAAACAGAGTTATGTTGAGAAACAGAAGAATTGGATGTAGTGTTAGTGGTGTTGCACAATTTATTACTAAACACGGAATGGAAGAATTAAGAAAATGGTTAGAAGAAGGTTATGATACAATTCAAGAATGGGATTGTATGTATTCTGATTGGTTTGCAGTACCGAAGTCTATAAAAACGACTTCAGTAAAACCAAGTGGAACAGTTTCATTATTAGTTGGGGCAACACCAGGAATGCATTATCCAGAAAGTAGATTTTATATTCGTAGAATTAGAGCATCTAAACATTCAGAATTATTAGACCCGTTGAAACGGGCAGGTTATACGGTAGAACCAGCTTTTGGTTCAGAAGACAGTACGGTAGTGATAGAAGTACCAGTAGATGTGGGTGAGGGAATAAGAACAGCGGCTGAACTTTCGATTTGGGAACAATTCAGTTTAGCCGCGTTCTTACAACGACATTGGGCAGATAACCAAGTTAGTTGTACAGCAACATTCGACCCTGATACTGAATCAGCTGAACTACCACACGTTTTAAATTATTTTCAATATAAATTAAAAGGTATATCACTTTTACCAAGACATGAGTTAGGTGCTTACAAACAAATGCCATACGAAGGAATCACAGAAAAAGAATACAATAAACAAGTTAAGAAACTTGGATACTTGAGTTTTGTTGGCGTTGAAGGAGAGCACGCCGAAGTAGATAA